AAGTAAATGGGTGAAGGGTAAAGACTACCCTGAATGGATGGATGAAATTGGTACTTCTATTATCTCACAAGGATACCTACTCCCAGAGGAAAATGTATTTAAAGCATTTAACCGAGTAAGTAAAGCAGCGGGACGTAGATTAAAACGTAAAGATTTAACACCATTTTTCTTTGAGGCAATGGAAAAAAATTGGTTGTGTCTTGCTTCCCCTGTACTTTCAAATTTAGGTACTGAACGTGGAATGCCTATCTCATGTTTTGGAATTGATACAGACGATTCAATTGAAGGAATTGCATTAGCAAATTCTGAATTGATGCGTTTATCATCTCAAGGTGGAGGTGTAGGTATTGGTGTATCTCGAATTCGAGGCCGAGGTAAAGAAATTGCTGGTAATGGTGTTTCTGAAGGTGTAGTTCCATGGGCTAAAATTTATGATTCAACTATTCTAGCCACAAACCAAGGTTCAGTTAGACGTGGAGCAGCTTCAGTTAACTTACACATCAATCATCCTGATATTGAGGAATTCTTAATGATTCGTCGCCCAAAAGGAGATGTTAACCGCCAGTGTTTGAACTTACATCAATGTGTAGTTATTGATGATGATTTCATGAACAAATTAGAGGATAAAGAATCACGTGCTTTGAGATTGTGGGGAGAAATCCTTAAAACACGTTTAGAAACAGGTGAACCGTATATCATGTTTGAAGACAATGTAAACAACAATAATCCTCAAGCATACAAAAACAATAATTTGCACGTTTCAATGACAAACATTTGTTCTGAAATTGCACTTTATACAGACCCACTTCACTCATTTATTTGTTGTTTATCTTCTTTGAATTTGGCACGTTGGGATGAATGGAAAGACTATACATTTGAAAATGGTATGACTTTACCTGAATTGACTTGTTGGTTTTTAGAAGGTGTATTACAAGAATTTATTGACCGATCTAAAAATGTTAAATTTATGGAAAACACTTACCGCTCAGCACTTAAAGGTAGAGCAATTGGTATTGGTGTTTTAGGATGGCATACATTCCTACAAGAAAAAGGTATTCCATTTGCAGGTTTACAAGCAAATTCTTATACTCGTATCATGTCTCAATTTATTGAGGAAGGAGCATTAAAAGCATCTCGTGACCAAGCAAAAGAATATGGTGAACCAGAATGGTGTAAAGGTACAGGTTTGAGACATACCCACCACTTAGCAATCGCCCCAACAGTATCAAACGCTAATATTTCAGGTGGTGTTTCACCTTCAATTGAACCGATTCCTGCAAACGTGTTTAACTTAAAAACATCTAAAGGTACGTTTATCAAGAAAAACCCAACGTTGGAGCGTTTACTTGAATCAAAAGGATACAATATTGACAGTATTTGGGAGCAAATCGCTAAAGATAAAGGTTCAGTAATGGGGTTACCTGATCATATTTTGTCGGATGAAGAAAAACAAATTTTCTTGACATTCAAAGAAATTAACCCATACGAAATTGTTCGTCAAAATGGTATTCGTCAAAAATATGTTGACCAAGCAATTTCACTTAACTTAACATTTGATCCATCTGATTCACCTAAGTACATTAGTGAAGTACACAAATTAGCTTGGAGAGAAGGCATTAAAACATTATACTACATGCGCTCAGAAAGTATTTTAAGAGGAGATAATCTCCAACGTACTGCAGATTGCATTAGTTGTGAAGGTTAAAAACATAGTAACATAAATTGAACGGGGCTAAGTAAATCTTAGCCCCTTTTTTTATATGTATAATAAAAAGAAAATTATGTTACCATTAATCGCAGACACAACAGCAGCAACCTCAACCCCTGATTTTGGAGTATTTGGTCAACTTGCAGACTACGGCCCACTTGGCTTAGCAGTTTTAGCTTTAGGCTATGTAGCTTGGCTTTTTATTAAACGTCATCTTGCTGAAAAAGATCGTTTACAAGAAGAGTTAAAAGAGAAAAAAACTACAACCAAAAGAAAAACTAGGAAGTAATGTCATTCGGACCTTTTGAAGTATTAACGCAGTATGGAGTGCTAGGATTTGCAGTCCTTGGATTAGGTTATTTGTGTTGGATATTTCTTAACCGTTTAATGAAAAGCGAAGAAGACTTACGCTCTAGAGTAGAAGAATTAGAGGGTGATTATAGAGAAGATCTAGAGAAAAAACTAGAAGAAAGCACTGAAAGTTCTAAAAGCTTAAGAGAAACGGTATTAATGTTGTTTGGAAGTAAGAAAAAGTAACTATGAAGAAGAAACTACTTATTGTAGGGATATCATTTATAGCACTGATTTGCTTTCAGATATTTTCAAGCGGTCATGGCCATGTTGTAGTAGTTGAAGACAATATTCAACTTACTGGAGAAAATAAACAATTAACCACAGCAAACAAAAAATTAACTAATAGTGTAAATCAATTAAAACAAGAAAATCAACAATTAGAAGAAGATAAAGAAAATCTAGAAACCATGGTTTCTGAAGTTATAGGCGACTTAGACAGTACAAAATCAGTTGTAAAGGATATTAAAAAGGAATTAGCCAATGAAAAAGATATTGTTCGTAAGCAGTCTACTGGTAAGCAGTTTGAGTTTCAGCCAATCACGCTACCCACTTCAGACAGTAATTGATGGTGATTCAGTTGTTATTTTAACTAAGGCACAAGCCGACACTATTAATGCTATATTTGATAGTCAAAGAGCCAAAATTGCAAAATTTAAGCAGGAAACAAAAATAAAAGACTCTATTATCTCGTTAAGAGACACCCTATTAATTTTCTATACTTCTAGATACACAGAATATAAAACAATAATAGAAACCAAATTCATTAAAGAAGAAGTAATCGATTCAGTGTCTGAATGGTTACTTGCAAGAGCTAAAGAAGGAGCCTGGATATATTATTCCTACATAGATCAAGAAGTAGTAGCAGTAGACCTTTCAGACTATATAGTACGAAAAGATGATTTTACAGGAGATATAACATTTTATAAACGAACAGAAGAATGTCCACCAAATGATAAAGATGAAAAAGAACCCTCAAAGGACTGGCAGATGGACATAGCTAGACCCTTTAGGCCTAAGTTAAACAAAATAAAACTAAAATTATGAAAAATTTCTTCAAGCAGTTATTTGATGACAACAACACAATCAACGAAAAATCAGTAGTTGGTTTTATCGCATTCTTTATGTTATGCGTAGCATTAGGAGTAGATTTAGTAACAGGATTTTATGGTGACCCATTAGTTATCAACAAATTTATTTTTGATGGTTTCATGGTAATCGTATTAGGATCATTCGGAATTGCCTCCGTTGACAAGTGGATTAATAAAAAAGATAAAGAGTAATGAGTTTAAAAAGTTTACAAGAAAGAGCAGGAGTTGCAGTTGATGGCGCATTTGGTCCTGGAACTATGAAAGCAGCAATGGAGTTGCTTAAATTAACCCCAATTCGTGCAGCACATTTCTTTGCACAAACATCACATGAAACCGGTGGTTTTAAAGCATTTAGTGAAAACCTAAACTATTCAGCACAAGGTTTGCAAGGTATCTTCGGAAAATATTTTCCTGGTAACTTAGAAGAATCTTATGCTCGTCAACCTGAAAAAATTGCTAACCGTGTTTATGCAGATCGTATGGGTAACGGAAACGAAGCTTCAGGTGATGGTTGGAAATACAGAGGTCGTGGTGCATTGCAATTAACTGGCAAAGCAAATTACGAGGCATTTGCAAAGTATTTAGGTACAGATGAAGTTGTTACTAATCCTGATCTAGTAGCTACAAAATATGCTTTTGAATCAGCAATGTTCTTCTTTGAAAGAAACAAATTGTGGGCTATTTGCGATCAAGGAATTAATGATGCTGCAATTTTAGCATTAACAAAACGCATCAACGGAGGTACTCATGGTTTAGAAGATCGTAAAGCAAAAACATACAAATATTATCAATTCGTTAAATAAATAGACTATGCAATTAAGTGAACATTTATCATTATCAGAAGTAACACGCAGTGAAACTGCAAAAAGAAAAGGAATTTCAAATATGC